CGGTACTCCAATTGATGTGGCTGCGCTCAAGGCGCAGATGATGGAAGACTTTAAGAAGGACAAAATTAGGAAATCTATCGACCAGATAGAACTGATGGCTGAAATCTATGGCACTGGCATTGGCGAAATTGTTGTCAGCATGGAGAAGGAGTTCATTCCGTCCACTAAGCCGATTCCAGGTCAACCAGGGCAAGCTGCCATTGGTGTTATCGAAAAAGAGCGTGTTGGCATAAAGATTGTTCCCGTCAACCCCAAGAACTTCTTGTTCGACCCGAATGGCACATCAGTCGATGACTGCATGGGCGTGGCTATTGAGAAGTATGTATCCATACACAAAATCGTGCGTGGCATTGAACGTGACATCTACCGCAAGGTAAACATCACGCCGACCTACGATGATACAGACCTTGAGCCCACTCAAGAGGTTGTGCAGTTCCAAGATGAAAAAGTGGTGCTATTGACCTACTACGGTCTAGTTCCGCGAGAGTACCTAAAGAAGGTGAACGAGGAAGTTGAAGTCCTGTTCCCTGAAGACTCTGTTGCCGAAGAATACCAAGACATGGTAGAGGCAATCGTAGTCATTGCGAACAATGGCCTGCTGCTCAAAGCAGAAGAAAACCCGTACATGATGAAAGACCGTCCTGTCTTGGCTTACCAAGATGACACGGTTCCGAATCGTCTGCTGGGTCGTGGAACTGTAGAAAAAGCATTCAATATGCAGAAAGCTATTGATGCTCAGGTTCGCAGCCACTTAGACTCGCTGGCACTGACCACATCACCCATGATTGCGGTGGATGCTACCCGCTTGCCTCGTGGAGCCAAGTTTGAAGTCAAGCCTGGAAAGGCTTTCCTGACAAACGGCAATCCATCAGAGATTTTGATGCCGTTCAAGTTTGGCAATACGGATGGCAACAACCTAACTACTGCCAAAGACTTTGAGCGTATGCTGCTGCAAAGCACTGGGACGCTGGATTCGCAAGGCATGGTGTCCAATGGTGCGCGTGACATGGGCCAAGGCGGTATGTCGATGGCTGTTGCGTCCATCATCAAGCGGTACAAGCGCACTTTGGTGAACTTCCAAGAGGATTTCCTCATCCCGTTCATCAACAAGGCGGCTTTCCGCTTCATGCAGTTTGACCCAGAGCGCTATCCATCTGTTGACATGAACTTTGTGCCTACTGCTACGCTTGGCATCATTGCCCGTGAGCATGAACAGCAACAGTTCATTGGTCTATTGCAGACTCTTGGCCCGAATACACCTGTTCTACCGTTGATTCTTAAAGGAATTCTGAGCAATTCCAGCCTGACCAACCGCTATGAACTGATTGCTGCACTTGAGCAAATGAGCCAAGCTGACCCACAGGCACAGCAAATGGAGCAAATGAAGACGCAACTGGCTCTTCAGGCTGCTCAGGCACAGATTGCGGTCAATACTACCCAAGCAGAGCAGAATCGTGCAGAGGCTAACAAGCTCAATACCGAAGCCCAACTTATGCCGCAGGAATTGCAAGCAAAAGCACTAGCTGCTGCGACCAAGAACCTTCCTCAGCAGTCTGATGCTAACCAAGTTGAGTTTGATAAGCGTGTCAAAATTGCTGAATTGATGCTTAAAGAGGCCGACATCAAGAACAAGTCCAAGATTGTTGAGTTGCAGATGCAGGATAAAAGCTCAAAAATGGAGCAAGACTTCCTGAACCGCATCACTACGGAAATGCAGTAATGAATATTCTTGATGCAGTAAGCAAGATGTCTGCTGAAGAGCAGATAGCAATGGCTGTTGCCATACAAAAAGCTGCTTCTGACAAACTTCAGCAAAATCGCAGTGAAACACTTGGAAAAAGCGTAGAAGTTGTTGTTCAGGGCTTGAAAAAAATCAAATCTGACCTTGAGGTTCGTTTTGACGAGCTAAACAACGTCATGCAGACCAAGGTTAGTGCCATTGCCAAAGGCAGAGATGGCGAACCAGGGCGTGATGGTAAAGATGGGCAAGATGGACGCATCGGTGTTGACGGGATGCCAGGCCAACCAGGAGTTGATGGTAAAGATGGCGAAGACGGTGAAGATGGCGTAAGTGTTGTCAATGCTTTTGTTGACTTTGACGGCGGCTTGACCATCGTTCTTAGTGACGGGCGTGAAATTAATGCTGGTGAAGTCATCCCGATGGATGTTGCAGAGAAAATTAAGGTCATCACCAATGGTGGTGGCACTTCTCAGTCAGTCCTTGACTCTATTGCCAGCCTGCAAACGCAAATAGATACCTTAATCCCTAGTCAAACTGGCAATAATGGCAAATATCTAACGACAAACGGAACAGCGACTTCATGGGCATCTATCTCTGCTGGAAGCGCATCTAGCCTTGTAACAACAAATTTTACAATTGAAGAATCTGGTGGGAAATTGGTGTTTAAGTATGGTGCTACTACAATAGCGTCTATGTCATCCACTGGAGTCATCACTTCTGTTACAAATATCGTATCGAATGGGACACCTTAATAGGAATAATCATGGCAACTACAGTAACACTAAAACCGAATGCGGTTGACCTCTCTGGCTCTACATCAGGCACTACTACATTGCAGGCTACTGCGGTGGCTGGCACTACAACCGTAACGCTGCCTGCTGCTACAGACACTCTGGTTGGCAAGGCGACTACCGATACGCTAACAAACAAAACGCTGACAAACCCAACTGTCACCAACTATGTTGAGACTGTCCAGGCGATTGGAACAGTTGGTGCATCCAGCACATTGGCGCTAACAAATGGTACGGTGTTGACCGCAACATTGACAGCATCTACTGCCTGTACATTCACAATGCCTACGGCAACGGCTGGAAAATCTTTTGTCTTGTTGCTTAAACAAGCAGCGGCAACAGGCAACGGAACAGCAACATTTACAAGTGTGAAATGGGGAACTGCTGGAGCACCAACAATCACAGCAACTGCTGGCAAGATGGACATTCTTACCTTTATTGCTGATGGTACAAATTGGTATGGCTCTGCTGTACAAGGGTACACACCATAATGTTTGCCGCTAAAAACTTTTTTTTGGCTGGAAAACAGCCTTACCTTGGGCCAGCAACCGTTGATTATTTAGTGGTTGCTGGCGGTGGTGGCGGTGGTTCCGGAGAAAGTGCAAGGGCTGGCGGTGGCGGTGGTGCTGGTGGTTTTCTTACTGCTTCTTCATTTGCAGTTACTGGAGGGGTTGGCGTTACTGTAACGATTGGTGCTGGTGGTACTGGTGCGGTTGATATAACTTCTAACTCCAATACAAACGGTTCAAATTCTGTATTTAGCTCAATCACTTCAACAGGTGGTGGTCGAGGTGGAACAACTGGCACAAACGCTGGGCAAAATGGTGGCTCTGGTGGTGGTGGAACTGCTGGTTCTGCTGCTGGAACAGGAACAAGCGGTCAAGGAAATGCGGGTGGCGTTGGTCAACCATCAGGAACTTCTTACGGTGGCGGTGGCGGTGGCGCAAGTGCGGCAGGCACAAATGGCTCAAACGCAGTAGGTGGCACAGGTGGCGCTGGAACTGCCAATTCCTATAGTGGCAGTAGTGTCACCTATGCTGGTGGTGGTGGAGGTGGTTTAGAAGGCGCTGGAACGCAAGGCGCTGGTGGCGCTGGAGGTGGTGGAACAGGAAATAATGGTACTGGCACAAATGGCACAAATGGAACTACCAATCTTGGTGGAGGTGGCGGCGGTGCTGGAAAAGGAACTGGCGGCGCATCAATTACTGCTGGCAATGGCGGTTCTGGAATTGTGATTATTCGTTATACAGACACTTTTGCAGACATTACAAGTATTGGAGCAGGACTCACTTACACAAAAACAACAACTGGCGGTTACAAGATTTATTCTTTCACCGCTGGAACTGACACGGTGACTTTCTAATGGCACACTACGCTTTTTTAAACGAAAACAATGTTGTCACCGAGGTAATCGTTGGCAAAGATGAGACTGATTTGTCCCATGATTGGGAACAGTATTATGGGGAAATTCGTAATCAAGTTTGCAAACGCACTTCTTACAATGGCAATATTCGCAAGAACTACGCTGGTATCGGATTCACTTACGATGAAGGCCGCAATGCTTTTACCCCACCACAGCCATTTCCAAGCTGGACGCTGGTAGAAGACAATTGTCAGTGGGACGCACCAGTTGCAATGCCTACTGATGGCAAGCTGTATTCATGGAATGAAGCGACACTATCCTGGATAGAAAGCGCAGGAATGTAAGTTGACTCCTGAACTACAGAAATATTATGAAGACAGGTTCAATCTGTTCTCAATGGATGGTTGGAAAGACTTGATTGAAGATATTGATAAAATTATTGCTTCGATAAACAACATTGCAACAGTTTCTGACGAAAAAGACCTACAATTCAAAAAAGGTGAGCTTTCAATTCTTACTTGGCTGAAAACCTTGAAAGAGGCCAGTGAGACTGCATACGAGGAATTGAATGAAAAGAATGTATGATTACGCCTGCAAATGCGGGCAAAAGTTTGAGAAATTTACCACTTATGAGATGGTAAATGTCCAATGTGAGTGTGGTGAACTAGCTGTTCGCGCACTCTCTGCTCCAGCGTTTAGGTTGGAAGGATGGTCTGGAAGTTTCCCCTCTGCATATGGGAGATTTCCTAAAAGCCACACTGACAAGCTAAAATCTGAGCGCAAAGCTAACGCACAAACATGAAAGTGTCGCGTTAATCTCCTACAACCGAAAGTACGGCAGGAAAAGGAAACGATATGTTGATTGACAAAGAAGATGAGACGCTTGGCGAGTTAGAAGTTGAAGAGACTAAGCAACAGGCCCATGAACTTCCTGATAAATACAGGGACAAAAGTTTAGAGGACATTGTGAGAATGCACCAGGAAGCTGAAAGGCTCATTGGCAAGCAGGCACAAGAAGTTGGCGAAGTACGGAAACTTGCAGACGAGCTAATTAAGCAGAACCTTTCTTCTAAGCAGCAATATGTCAAAGAGGATGAGCCAGAAGTAGATTTCTTTGAGAATCCACAGAAGGCAGTTCAGAGGACGATTGATAGCCATCCTGATGTGGTAGCTGCTCGACAAGCAGGTATCGAATTCAAGAAGGCTCAGATTCAGCAGAAGCTGGCGCAGGCACACCCTGATTTTGTGCAAGTTGCACAAGACCAGAACTTTGTGAATTGGGTGAAATCTTCACCTGTTCGCTTAGGGTTGTATGCGAGAGCAGATGGTGAATTTGATTTTGATTCGGCTAACGAACTGATTTCTACCTATAAAGAATTGCGTGGCGTGAAGACTAAGCAAGCCGAACAAGCTGGTCAAACAGCTAGGGCTACTAGCATGAGAGCCGCAGCAGTCGATACAGGTGGAACTGGAGAGAGTTCAAAGAAGGTTTACCGAAGGGCTGACCTTATTCGGCTGAAAATGACCGACTCGGCTAGATACGATGCCTTGAGTGATGAAATCATGCAGGCATACGCAGAAGGTCGCGTCAAGTAACTAACTTTTGATTTTGGAGTATTAACATGGCATTTCCTACCCCTGCGGTTACCACCACTACGGCGGCAACCTTTATCCCTGAAATTTGGTCTGATGAAATCGTTGCGGCCTACAAGAAAAATCTTGTTCTGGCTAATCTGGTTACGAAGATGAATTTCAAAGGCAAGAAAGGTGACACCGTTCACATTCCTGCGCCTTATCGTGGCACTGCCTCTGCTAAAGCAGCAAGCACAGCCGTTACCCTGATTGCAGCTACTGAGACTACCGTTGACGTTTCCATCAACAAGCACTATGAATATAGTCGCTTGATTGAGGACATCGTTGAAGCACAAGCTCTGAATAGCCTGCGCTCGTTCTATACCTCTGATGCTGGTTATGCCTTGGCGAAACAAATTGATAGCGATTTGGTTCAGCTTGGTCGTAACTTCAACGGCGGTACTGCTGCAAGCGCTCGTTACACTGCTGCTTACATTGGTGGTGATGGCACTACCACTTTTGACTACTCTGCCAATACCAACACTGGTAACGCCTCTGCTTTGACTGATGTGGCTATTCGCCGCACCATCCAGCGCCTGGACGATAACGATGTTCCTATGGACGGACGTTTCTTCATCATTCCTCCTTCTAGCCGCAATACGTTGATGGGCCTTGCCCGTTACACTGAGCAGGCTTTTGTTGGCAATGGTGATGCAATCCGTAATGGCGAAATTGGTCAACTGTACGGCATGGCTGTCTTTGCTACCAGCAACGCTGACTCTGCATCTGCTACCGCTGCGTTCCCCGCAAGCGGAACTGCAATTGCCCGTGTCTGCTTGATGGGTCACAAAGACGCTTTGGTCTTGGTTGAGCAAGTTGGTGTTCGCACTCAGACTCAGTACAAGCAAGAGTATCTTGCTACGTTGCTGACCGCCGATACTCTGTACGGCGTGAAATCTCTGCGTGATAGCTCCACCGCTGGCGAACCCAATTCGTCCGCAGCATTCGCCCTGGTCGTACCAAGCTAATGGCAATCCCCCTGCCTAACGGTGGGGGGTTCTTTTTTTAGGAGTACAAATATGGCTGCTGCTACCGCTGTTGTTTCCCGCCGTGGAAATGACCAATTTCGTGGTATTTTTTCTGACACTTGGGCTGTTACAGGCACATTAGATTCTGCATCTGTCTCAACAGGAAGTGCTGGAACTGATACCGTAACCGTTCCAGGAGTTGTTCTTGGCGATATGGTTCTTGGTATGTCTGTTGCTGTAAGCGAAGCTGGCATTGTGCGCCGTGCTTATGTTTCTGCTGCTAATACCGTGACCATTGCTACCACCAACACAACTGGTGGTTCTGTAGACCTTGCATCAACTACCGTTGATTTGGTTATTGCACGGATGCTGTAAAGAGAGGGGGGCTTGCTCCCCTTTCTTGTTTTAAGGATTTTTATGGCTCAGTTCAAGTGTTTGGTAAGTGGTAATTTTGTCAACTTCAATACGCAATACGACATTGAAGTTATGATGAAGCATCCTGAATACGAACTGGTTAAAGAAGAGTCCTCAAAACAAGAAGATGTTAAAAAATCTGTAGGCCGTCCTAAAAAGGTGCAAGAGCATGACCGAGATTAGTCCAAGAGAATTTGGTAAGCTAGAAGCTCAAGTAGAGGCTCTACAGGAGCAAGTATCTCAGTTATCTAAAGATGTGAAAACACTTCTTGAGATGGCGAACCAAAGCAAAGGTGGCCTCTGGGTCGGAATGTCAATAGCATCTGCTATCGGTGGTGCTATCACCTTCTTCGCCACTAAGATACTGCGATGAAAGAAGGTCTACTCTCTGGCGTGACTTGCCCTGTTGCTACACAGGACATCTCTATTAACCTGAAAAACAGAAACCATGCCTTCAAAGAGTACGGCTATGGCCCTCCTAATCCCAATGAGGCAAATGATGCGTTTTGGCTAAAGAAAGCCAAGATGTATAACGCCCCTACTGCAACCATCAAAGGTATGCGTTGCGGCAACTGTGCTGCATTCATCCAGACTCCCAAGATGATGGCTTGCATCACGCAAGGTCTTGAGAAGGATGAAGAAGGCTTGTCCTATGACCAGCAATTCATAAAAGCAGCAGACCTTGGATACTGCGATTTATTCCAATTCACTTGTGCAGCGGCCCGTACTTGTGATGCATGGAAATCTGGTGGGCCAATTACTAAGGACAGAACATGATGTACGGAAAATCAGCTAAACCAGCAGCAAAATCTGCTCCTAAGAAAAAGGCTATGCCACTGACCATCATGGTTGCAGTTGGTAAGCCTAAAATGTCTTTGCCTGTTCGCGGTCAGCGTACGGCTACTAACATGATGAAGAAATCAGGTCGAGGTAAATAATGGCATCTTTGGCAACACCCGTCACTCTTTTAAGCGCAGTAGGCGCTACTGGCGCATCTCCAGCAGTTCAAGTTGATGCTGGTAATCCCGCATTCTTGCAAGTTTCAGGCATTACATCAGCTACTGTTGCATTGCAAGGTAGTCTTGATGGCACAAACTGGGCAACTATTGGAACAGCATTGACTGCTAACGGAATCGTTACTGTACAAAATGCTCCAACTTATTTGCGCGCAAATTGCACTGTTTATGTAACAGGCACAATCACCGCCAAGATTCTGTACTAAGGACTAGCTATGAAAAAACCCACAATGGCCCAAAAAAAGGTCAGTAAGGTAATGAAAGAGTATGGCAAAGGTGAACTTCATTCTGGCTCTAAAAAAGGCCCATTGGTGAAGTCGCAGAAGCAGGCCATTGCCATTGCATTGTCTGAGGCTGGTAAATCTAAACCAATGAAGAAGATGAAATGAAAACTGGCCTATACAGTAATATTCACGCCAAACAAGCTAGGATAAAAGCTGGCTCTGGTGAAAAAATGAACAAGGTTGGGTCTAAGGCCGCACCTACTGCTGCTGATTTCAAGCAGGCAGCAAAGACTGCAAAGAAGGCAAAAAAGGTGAAATAGATGAAATCTCCAACTTGGCAAACAAAAGCTGGTCAAAATCCAAAAGGCGGCTTGAATGCCAAGGGCAGAGCATCTTATAATGCCGAAACTGGCGGCAATTTGAAAGCACCAGTAAAGTCAGGTGACAACCCTCGACGGGCCTCCTTTTTAGCACGGATGGGCAATATGCCAGGGCCGGAGCAAAAAGATGGTAAACCAACCCGTCTACTGCTCTCGCTTGAAGCGTGGGGCGCGTCCTCCAAGGAAGATGCCAAGGCTAAGGCCAAGGCAATTACTCGCAGGAACAAGGTCAAAAAATGAGAGCATTGTCAGTTGGCGCAAATCTCACAGCAAATACGCTAACAACCCTGTATACAGTACCTAAAGGGTACTATGCAAGGGTGGTATTGCTGCGGGCAGTCAATACAGGCTCACAAAAGCACATTTCTTTTGATTGGGTTGACACCTCTGCATCTACTACATATTCGCTTGTATATCAAACAGCTTTGACCACAAAAACCACCCAAGATTGGGGTGGGACATCGTACTTTGTGATGGAGGAAGGTGACATACTAAAAGCAACATCTGAAAGTGCATCCACTTTTTCCGTTGTAGTTACCATTGAAGAAGAAGGATTAACACGCACATGACTTACCTAGAACTCGTCAATGATGTCCTTATTCGGTTACGTGAGGCTACAGTTACAACTGTTTCTGAGACAACCTATTCAACTCTAATTGGCAAATTTGTCAACGATGCAAAACGCCAAGTAGAAGACGCATTTCCTTGGAACATTCTTAGCAAAGACATCACTGTAACCACTGCTGCTGGAACTTACAAATATTCGCTAGTGGGTGCTGGACAGAAGTTTCAGGTCTTGGATGCCATCAACTCTACATCTAATATTCCGCTGGAGAATATCAGTTTTGTGCAGATGAATCGCTACCAGAACTATGCAATTGTTCCAGCATCGACCATTCCAAATCAATACGTCTTTGATGGTGTGGATACAAACTACGATGCAAAAGTGACTCTGTATCCTCGTCCAGATGGCGTTTACAGCCTTCTTTTTTCGTTGGCAGTGCCACAGGCCGCTTTGTCATCTGATAGCACCGTATGCCTTGTTCCTGATGTGCTGGTGGCACAAAATGCTTATTCCCGTGCATTAGTTGAGCGTGGTGAAGATGGCTCCATGAATTCTTCTGAAGCCTTCCTGCTGTACAAGTCAATGCTCTCTGATTACATTGCACTGGAAGGCACTCGCTTCCCTGATTACGATGGATTTGTAGCAACATGAGCCAAGCACTACAGTCCTATAGCGTATCAGCGCCTGGGTTCTATGGGTTAAACACCCAAGATTCCCCGTTGGACTTGGCTTCAGGTTTTGCGTCTATTGCTACCAATGCAATCATTGACCAGTACGGACGCATTGGCTCCCGCAAAGGTTACTCTAAGGTAAACCCATCTACTGGGGCGCTTGGCTCTAACAATGTTGGCGTAATCCATGAACTGGTTCAATCTGATGGAACTTTGACCATCCTGTTTGCTGGAAATGCAAAGTTGTTCAAACTTGGAACTGCCAATGCTGTTACCCAGCTTACCTATGGGGGGGGAGGGTCTGCTCCAACAATCACGGCAAATGATTGGCAGATATGCTCTCTCAATGGCATTGCTTACTTCTTCCAAACTGGTCACGACCCACTCATTTATGACCCTGCTGTTAGCACTACCACCTATCGCAGAGTAAGTGAAAAGTCTGGCTATACAGGCACTGTGCCATTGGCAAACATTGGAATCTCTGCCTTTGGTCGTATCTGGGTAGCAAGCACTACCACTGATAACACAACTATCACTTTCTCTGACCTGCTTGCTGGTCATGTGTGGAGTGGGGGAACTTCAGGAACATTGGATGTAAGCCGTGTTTGGCCTAACGGAGCAGACCAGATTGTTGGCCTAGCTTCACATAATGGATTCCTGTTCATATTTGGTAAGCGTCAAATCCTTGTTTATGCCAATGCCACTACGCCTGCAACAATGAGTCTTAGTGACTCTATTTCCAGCGTTGGATGCCTTGGGCGTGACACCATCCACACTACAGGTAGCGACATCGTTTTCCTGTCAAACAGTGGAGTGCGCTCACTACTGCGTACCATTCAAGAGAAGTCTGCGCCGTTGCGTGACCTATCCAAGAACGTCCGTAATGACTTGATGGCATCTTTGTCCTCAGAAACGCTTGCTAACTGCAAAGCTGTCTATTCTGAAATCAATGGTTTCTATTTGCTCACTCTGCCAATTGCCAGCCAAGTCTATGTTTTTGATACCAAAGCACAGCTTCAAGATGGGTCTGCACGGGTAACAATATGGGACTCTCTTAATCCAACTTGTTTGCTATCTCGCCGTAATGGTGACCTGCTCATAGGCAAGTCTGGTTACATTGGCAAGTACGACACCTATCTTGATGACGCATCTACTTACAGGCTGCAATATTTTACCAATTACGCTGACTTGGGCGACATTGGCATCACATCCATTCTTAAGAAAATTGTTGTAACCGTTATTGGTGGCTCAAGCCAAGACTTTATTGTGAAGTGGGGATTTGACTTTACGGGTCAGTATTACTCGCAGGTGCTGTCAATTCCAACATCAACTGTCTCTGAATATGGAATTGCTGAATACGGTGCGAATGGAGTGCCTGTTGCCTATTATTCAAGCGGAGTTCAGCTACAGCTTTTGATTGGTCAAGCAACTGGTTCTGGCAAGGCTGTGCAGACGGGTTACGAAACAGAGATTACTGGTTTTCCAGTTAGCATTCAGAAAATTGAGATTCAAGCCAAACGAGGAAAACTTGTATGAGCAACTACACCAAAACTACCAACTTTGCGGCTAAAGACGCGCTGGCTCCAGGCAATTCATCCAAGATTGTCAAAGGCACAGAGATTGACACTGAGTTCAACAACATCTCAACTGCTATTGCTACAAAAGCTAATGGCACATTGACCGATTTTGCACTTGTTGAAGTCAGTGGAGTTCTGTACTTTCAAGCTAGTGGAACCAGTGTGGCAAAGCTAGATTCAAGCGGAAACTTCACTGTCATTGGCAATGTGGTTGGCGCTGGAACGATGTAAAGGTTAAGAAGTGGCTCGTGAAAAAGAACTCGCAATTATTGCTGGCGACTATGCCAAGAATCATCGTGGTCGTGAGTACAGTCTTGAGTCAGTGAAAGACACGTTTTTGGAGTACGTCAAGCAAGGTATGAAGTACCTGTTGACAAAAAATACAATAATTCTCTACTCTGAAAATAGAGATAAAACAGTAGAATTCCATGCAATAAATGCAGGAAATAAGCAGGACTTAGTGACTGCTGTGAATAACTTGCTTGCAAAAGCAAAGGTAAAGTTTGATAAAGCGGTGACCTACTATGACAATCCTGCTATCAATGACTTGGCTAATCTAGGAATAGTCAAAGGCACTGTTAAAAAGATAGACGGTGGCCTTGATAGGACTTACGAAATGTCTTTTGATTTAAGGGGTTAATCATGGGATGGGTATCACAAGCAACTGAGAAGGTAAGCAATGCCGCTACACAGGTATTGCAGCCTGTTGAGCAAGCAATTTCTCAGGGGGTTACTGACCTTGGCAGAACCATTGCAGACAGTCCCGCATTGGAAACGGCAATTACTGCTATTGCAGCAGCATATGGAGTTCCTCCCGCTGCAACGGCATCATTCCTTGCTGCAAACAAGACATCTCAAACTGGCGGTAACTTAGAAAAAGGTCTGGAGACACTTGTTTTATCTTACGGGGCAGGTAAGTTGCTTACCATCCCAGCAATTGAACTATCCTCTCCTTCTGCAATTGAGCAAAGTGTTGCTGCAGCACAAGCAGCAGCACCATCAGTTCAAGCATCAACAGGTGGTCTTTTGACACCTACTGGCGCTCCTTCTATTCTGACAGCAGGTTCTGCTCCTGGTTCATTAGCAGCAACTACTGCGGGAGAAGCTGGGGTATCTTATTTGGCCGCTCCATCTGCTGAAGTTCTGGCAAATGCTGGTGTTTTAGGCACAGGTGGAATTGCTCCTTCCGTTCTTACAACTGGTTCTGCTCCTGGCGCAGCCGCATCAACTGGCATGGAATATTTGGCACAACCTTCTGCAAATGTTTTGGCAGATGCATCAACAGGTGGAGGTTTGCTTTCTTCTGCGTCAAACTTTTTGTCTGGACTTTTACCAAGCGGCTCTAGTTTAGCTGCATACGGCCCTTCTCTAGTAACTGGTGGCTTGAACTTGCTTGGCGCTTCCAATACAGCAGAGAAAGCAAGAGAAGCTGCACAAACTCAAGCTGCTGCACAAGTTGAGGCTGCTCGTATCGCAGCAGAGGCGGCTAAGTTCCGTCCTGTTGGCGTTACTACTCGTTTTGGAACATCACAGTTCACCACTGATGCACAAGGCAATGTCATTGGTGCTGGATATGCTGCAAGCCCTGAAATCAAAGCCTATCAAGACCGATTGAGCGCACTTGCTGCATCTGGTCTAACTGGCGCTGAAGGTGCTGCTGCTGCGTATGCTCCACTTACTACTGGCGCACAAAGTCTGTTCAATCTTGGACAAGGTTACATTCAGGAAACTCCTGAGCAACAAGCTGCTGCCTACATTGCAAAACAGCAGGCATTGCTTGCTCCTGGACAAGAGCAGCAACTTGCTCAATTGCAGAACAAGCTGCTAGCACAAGGTCGTGGTGGTCTGTCTGTTGCCCAAGGTGGCAATCTTGCTGCTACTAGCCCTGAACTTGCTGCTTACTACAACGCATTAGCTCAAAGCAATCTGCAACTTGCCGCACAAGGTCAACAGGCTGGTCAACAGCAAGCTCAATTTGGCGCAGGACTGCTTGGCGCTGGTAGCGACTTAATGGGCAAATACTATGGTGGACAGACTGCTGCGTATGCTCCGTTTGCTACTGCTATAGACACAACTACTGGACTAGAAAACCTTGCACAACAGCCAATGACGCTGGGTACGCAAATCGGAGCCAGAACTACTGCATCTGCCGCCCAAGCTGGGCAATTGCTTTCGCAAGGAATGCTACAGAGCGCAGCTACACAAGCTCCTGCTAATGCCTTTAGCTACAGTGGCAATCTGTTTAGTCAAGCTGCAAATAATCCACAGTTGCAGGCAGCTATTCTCAAGGCTTTTTCGACTTAACCCAACATAGGAAATAATCATGGCAGACGATATTGTTGGCGGTCTATTCGGGGTAAATCCCGAAATGTATCAGCAGCAACAGCAGCAGCAGGTTTTTAACCGTGCAGTTGCGTTGCAAAACCTTAACCCTTTCCAGCAGGCTTCTGTAGGTGTTCAGCAAGCTGGCTATAACCTTGCTGGAGCGCTTGGTGGAGCAATGGGTGGAGTAGACCCTCAGTTACAGCGTATTAGCGCTTTGAACGCTATTTCCAAGCAGATTGACCAGAGCAATCCTGAATCTATGCTGCAAGGTGCAAAGTTGCTTGCTGATGCAGGATTCACGCAAGAAGCACTTGGATTAGCTAATTACGCTCGTAAGGCAAATAGTGAACTTGCCCTGGCTCAACAGCGCATGAAAGAAGGTCGTGCTGCCGCTATCCCTAAAGAAGTTCAGATTGCAGAATACGTTTCTACAGTCAAAACCCAACTTGGGCAGCTTCAAGCAATGGAGCAAACCCCTGAAGTTGTCAATGCAATCAATATTTTGCAGAGTCGTTTGGATGCTTTGCCACAGCCAAAAGAAGCTGCACAAAATGCAGACATTGTTAAGGCCCAAAGAGCCGCACAAATTGTCAACCAACTTGCCACATTGCGAGGACTCCCAGAGGGTCAGCAAAGTCCACAAGCAATTCGTGCTTTAGAGACTGAACTTGCTATTTTGAACCCCACTAAAGAAACTGCACAAAATGCAAAAATTGCAGAAGCTCAACGAGCAGCGCAAATTGTCAATCAACTTGCAACTCTAAGAGGATTGCCTGAAGCGCAGCAAAGTCCAGATGCTATTCGTGCATTGGAAGCTGAACTTGCTGTTTTGAGTCCAACTAAAACAGAAAAAGAAAATGCCGATGTCGTAAAAGCACAAAGAATCGGTGAGCTTGTTGGTCAAATTGATGTATTGAAATCTTTACCTGAAGCACAACAAAACCCAGCACTAATTAGACAGTTGGATGCTCAACTTGCATCTTTGAGTGGTGGCAGCAATAAAGTCAGTAACTTCGCTCAACAATTGATAGACAGAGGATTTAAACCTGGCTCTAAAGAATTTAATGACCGTATGGATTCATACATCACTAAAGAAACAACATTGCCAGAGAAGCCAGCAGAAAAAGCAAACATTAAAGAAATTGGCGTATCTGCAAAAGGTGAAGCTGTTTATCTTGATGTTAACAATGATGAACAATTTATCTTTAAACTTGTGGATGGAAAAACTGTGCGAGAGCCATACGTAGGAAAGGTTGATACAACTAAATCATCTACCAAAATAGAAAATATTTTGCCTGGAGCAGAAAAACTTGTTGACATTCCTGCGTTTAGAAGCAGTGTGCAGCGAACAATTGAGCCTCAGTTAAAAATTATTGATGCTACCGATACTGCCTTGACGGCCATTGATGATTCAATCAAAAACAATAATTTTTCTTCGTTCAGGGCTGCTCAAACTCAGTTTGCAAGAGCAATTTCTGGTGGTGGAGACTTGAGTCAGAAAGAACTGCTTGCTGCTGGAGCAGACCCAGCAATCTTGGGAGGTACAGCAGACTATCTATCAAAACTGGTTAGCGGAACTCCTACGCTTGATACACAAAATAGCATTAGAAAAACATTGATTGCTATCAGAAAAGTGTCGGTTGATAAAGCTCAAGCTGAAATCAAAGCGCAAAGAAGTATTGCTGATTTGCAAAAATACCCACCAGCAGCTTTGGACGCAGCACTTAACTTCCCGCAACTGAAGCCATATCAAGGCGGTGCAAAAGCATCTAAAACACTCACGACCAAAAGCGGTAAAACTGTAACAGTTACAGAGGAATAGCAAATGGCATTCAAATACGAAGTTGACGGCAAAACATTTAGAAGTGAAGTTGAGTTAACTCCTCAAGAAATTGAGGAATTGACTGCTTCCTTGGGTGCATCTCCTAAAAAAGAAGCTGGTTTCCTTGAGGCTATTCAGCGTGGATTGACATCGGCTGCATCTTTAATTTCTGCTGGGTCTGCTCAACAGACAGGAACATTTGGAGGTGCTTTTCCTGCACAGCCAGAAATGGAGCCAATAACACGGCAATCAATTCAGGCTGGAATGGGCGTTGATACAACAGCACCTTACCCTAAAGGATTTCGTGGCGCTGTGTTGTCTGGTGTTGAAGCTGCCGCATCTCCTGAGTCTTATTTGTTCCCTCCTCTAGCTGCGGTAAAACGCGCTCCTGTATTGGCGCAAACACTTTTACGACCAGCGGAACAAGCTGTTGTTGGTACTGGCGCTGAAGGTGGAGGTCAAATAGGAGAGTATGCCGGTCAAAAATTTGATATGCCAATTTTAGGAAGATTTATTGGCAGTCTTTTTGGTGGCGGTGGAACCTCATATGCTGCTGGGACAGCACTAAAAACAGCAGAATTTGGAATTGAAGTTGGCGGTAAAGCATGGAACTTATCAAAATCTCAATGGGAAAAGGTCAAAGGAACAGTCCCAGAAGATGAGCTAATGAAAGATGTGGATAACCGCATAAGCAACATCTTTATTGCTGCTGGTGCTGCCGACCCCGATTACATGAAGAAGATTGTTGAGGCTGCTAGAGCGCAACAGAGCGTTTATCTGAAGGCTCCTGGCGGGACAGAAATGAAGATGCCTATAAGCTCCATGCTTGCTGACAATCCTGTTATCAACAACATCATTCAGTCGCTATCTTCCAAAGACCCAGTGTTTCGGGCGCAGTATGGCAAGCAGTTTGAAGATGCAAAACTTGCTTTGGCGCAAAACCAAAAACGCATCTTTGGCGACCCATCAAAAATTACAGCGGAAGTATCAGCAAAAGGTAAGTTGATTGAGCCTTTGGATTTGTCAAAACCGCAGCAAAGAAAAATTCGTTCAATTGACCAACAAATTGCAGACCTATCTGAAGACAGAACCCTTGACCCTACTGTGCTTGGGCAACGCATTTCTGCGCTGGTTGCACAAAAAGAAGATGATGCAAGAAAAGCGGTTGCTCCTCTGTACACAGAGGCTTTCAACATAGCAAAAAACAAAAGTCTAGAGTTGCCAGCAGCATCTGTAGATGATATTTATAACTTTGTGGCAGGAAGCCAAGCGTCTGATATTTTTAAGACTTTTCCGTCTATCTACAACCGTGTGCGCGTTAAGTTTAAGCCTGAAATAGTAGAGCCAAGCGCAATCTTGACTGCCGAAGGAAAGCCAGCAATTGAGGGAGGCAGGAAGTTTACTGCTGCTACCATTGAAGACCTTGATTCTTTGAAAAGAGAAATCAACAAACAGCTTCGCAAAACAGATGACCCAGCAGACATTCGTCTTTTGACTGAGTTAAAACAGCGTGTTGGTGGACACATTGAAGGACTTGACCCAGATTTTGTAGCCGCATATCGCAATGCAGACAATGCGTATCTACAAAAAGTTGGCTTACCTTTTAATGCTGAAACTTTAAAAAGTGTTGACCGTAAGAAATTTGTTGAGCAAATTAGCCCCGCCATTATTGGCAACAAATCAAACGCAAGCGAATTTATCGCTGCTACTGGCCCAGATGGTCTGCAAATTGTTAAGGATGCGTTCTACGATAGCTTTAGCAAGGTGGCAATCAAGAATGATGCTATTGACCCAAAGGCAGCAAGAGCTTGGCTAAAAAAGAACAAAGGCGCTATCTCTATAGTCCCAGGTCTTGAGGATGAGTTAACCGCATCTGTGTCCAACATTGATGATTTGATTAGGCAAAAAAACAGAGTCAATGCGGCATTTGAGAAAGTTGCTGGTGAACAAATCCTTGGCAAAGAAGGCATGGAAAGCCCTCAAAGGCTCATCTCCAAGATGTACAGCGACATTGGATTCACCAACAAATTCATGTCGCAATATGGCGCTAACAAAGACGCTGTGAATGCTGCCCGTGCATTTTTGCTAGATGACATTGTTAACTCAGCAGACCCAGTTGCTTTACTCAATGACAGGAACAAAGCCGCTGTTTTCAATCGTGTGTTTGGCCCTACTTACGCACAGAAAATCAAAGACTTTGGCATTGCGTCAGACCGATTGACAAAAGATTTGACCAATGTTCCTTTCAGGGTTGAGACTGTTCCGAAGACAAGAGTTGAAGAACTTACTGGAATTGCTCCAGAGCAAATCATTTCTCGTATATACAATCCTGTGTCTGGGCCAATTTATGCCATCACATCTTTGTTTAGCAAGTATTGGGCAAAAACAGCATCTGGCGCAACAGAAGAAAAGCTAAAAGCATTGCTTCTGAACCCGTCTGACGCTGTGAAAGTTTTTGAATCTGTGCAGCCTAAAGTCAGTGGTTTTGATAAAACAAAAATTGATGATGCCATTAGGATTGGTAAAAAATATGGCATCCAATGGGTGGCAGATGCTGTGAATGATTTGCAAACTGGTGCAGCAAGAGGTGTTTATCAAGGTGTAACTGCTCCTGCTCCTATTCCACAAGAAGTTGAGCAGCAGTAATGTTTAATGCATTTTTAGCCTCTGCCGAAAGTCCTTGGCCTGGGACAGAGACTAAAACAGTGCTGGTTTGTCGTACTCCAAAGAAAGATGAGGACAAGATGCTTAGAGCAAATGAGTTTCTTGACAAAGATGGACGCATCTGCCGATGGGCAGTGGTGAATAAGAAATGATAGACCCATTCACGGCTTTCGCTATGGCACAAGCTGCCGTTTCTGGCATAAAAAAGCAGTTGCTCTTGGCAAAGACATCCACGGCCTCTATAAAGAATTCAGCAGTTTTTACCAAGCAGCGGATACAGTTCACCTAGCAAGCAGCAAGGCGCGGATTGCAAGCATAGGTAAAACAGATGCACAGATAAGCTCTCAGGCTCTCCAGATTGCACTTGCATCTAAGGCACTAAGAGAACATGAGAAAGAATTGAAGGATATTCTTTTCTACTCAGGCAATGCGCCAGTGTGGGAGGAAATGATGGCAGAACGTACTAGGATGATTAAAGAGCGCAATACGATTGAAAGAGAAGAGTCAGAAAGAAAGCAGAAGGACAAGGAAGTGAAAGTAGCGATTATCATGAACACACTCTGGATTTCAGGTGCGTCAGCTATCGTTGTTCCACTGGTTAGCATTACATTTCACATTATCACAAATAGGGGTTTTTGATGATTCCAATTCTTGGCGCATTGTTGGGTACGCTTGCTGAAAGCGGTCTTGGTCTTCTATCTTCTGCTATTCAGGCAAAAGGCAAGGAAGTTGTGGAGAACACATTGGGAGTCAAGATTCCCGATAATCCCACTCCTGCCGATGTTGAAAAACTGCGAGAGTTGCAGTACCGCCATGAAGAGCGCCTGATTGAACTTGGTATTGAAAAAGCCAAGATGGAATTGGCTGAGATGGAGATGTTTGCTAGGGCCGCTCAGTCTGATGCAGAGAACATCACAGACCGTTGGCAAGCGGATATGAACTCTGACTCTTGGCTATCCAAGAACATACGCCCCATGAGCCTTATAGCCATCTTTATGGGGTACTTCCTATTTGCCATGATGTCTGCATATGGCCTCAATGCCAATGAGTCCTATGTGACCCTGCTTGGTAACTGGGGAATGCTCATCATGGGTGCATATTTTGGTGGGCGTACTGTGGAGAAGCTGGCAGAAATGCGGAGCAACAAGTGAACATTTTCATCCCCGTTTTGTACATCTGCATGAACGGTCATTGTGAATTTTTTCAACAGCTTGCCCACTACACTGATAGGCAACAATGCATGGCAGTTGTGATGGCAAAGAAAGAGGAATTTATCAAGATGGGCGCAACGGTAGACGCAACTTGCATTGATTTAATTGTTCAAAAAAGGGGTTTTTATGAGTCTTAGTCAAGAACAAGCTGCATTTCTTTTGGATATGTGCAAGCTAATTCAGTATGCCACTGAACAGGGTTTTATGGTCACTGGAGGCGAGTTAGCGCGTACACCTGAGCAGCAGGCTATCTACGTGAAAACAGGTCGCAGCAAGACCATGAATAGCATTCACTTGAAACGCTGTGCAATGGACTTAAACTTCTTCCGTGATGGAAAAATCATTTGGGACAAGGTTATTCTGGCTCCAGTTGGCGCGTACTGGGAAACCCTACATCCTAAAAATCGGTGGGGAGGAAACTTCAAGTCTCTGCTTGATTGTCCCCACTTTGAGCGAAATGTTTGATGGCTTAGGCTATCCCTAGCTTTCTCAAAGTTTCATAAGCCTTGCGTGGCCTAGACGCATTGGATGGTTTGTCTCTGATGCTTTCAGCGACTGACCACAGTGCTGCTGGATGCTCACCAACCCACGATACTATGTAAGCATCTGCCATCTTTGCCAGTTTCTTGCGTACATCACCTACCGTTATCCCAACAATTTCAGCAATCTGATTTACAGATAACCCTGTTGGGAAACCTTTCAATAACTTGCGAATCTCAGCAGGTTTCCCGCTGGTCAGCACTACTACGCTTTCCATCGTGCTGAACTTATGATTGTTGGCGCATAGATACCTACGATATGTTTGATTGTCTGGCTTTTCTCTTGTTTCTAAGGTGCTTGCCCAGGCGTTGCAAGTCGTAATCGAACACCTCATTCTTACTTTCCCATTTTTTTGATGTAAACAGAAAAGCTATCTTGCGTTGCTTTACCAAATGCGTTAATTTCACCAATACGCTCAATTGCCTCATCTAGTGCAGCATTCCAGCCCATATCGTAGTGCTTGCCTAGTGAATCATCAACAACATATTTGTCTCGCATTGCATCTCGCTGTGCCTTGATGCACTCAGGGTAGTGGCAGTAATAGCTGCATGAGTGGACTTCATCCATTGTTCTTCTCCTGCAAAACTTTGCTTACATATTTCACCACAGTCATTTCCTGTGAAGTGAATCCTAATGTTTCTTTTGCTGTCAACCCTACCCACTCGCGCTGTGGTGGGGTGGTGTAGAGGGGTATTTCAGTCCAAAGACCGCTGCCGCTTTCTGCCCAATTAGTCCTGTGGCGCAATAACACCGACCCTGAGTTATCTGCGGTGCATTGATACATCCACGCCATCGGCTCTTGCACTGGCAGGGGTGCTTCATTTACAAGAGTAACAATATTTTCTTTTACACTTTTTATAACCCAATTCCCTTTGGGCAACGGAAATTTAATAGTGTCCCAATTTTTGCTGTCGTTTGTGTCCGCAGTAAAAAAGTTATTGACAGATACACCGGCATTCATAAAACCTACAGGTAACTTGATTTCTAGCGACATCGGCTCCTGCACTGGCTGCACTGGCAGGGGTGGTGCGGTGTATAACTTGTCGCCTATCTTGATGCCTTTAGTTTTATCCCACGCAATACGGGGTCTGCCTTCATGGTCAAACAAATAAACGTGCGCCACAGGCTCCTGCGCTGGCTGTGCTAAGGCTTCTTTGATGGCGGTGATGGCTTCGTGATAGCGTTCTACAATAGGGCAAGGCTCACTAAATTCGTGTCTATCTTTTTTTGCATGGTGAGCGCCACTGCAAACCCATTCAATGCTCACTAATTGCAACGCCTCAAGCGCCAGCTTCAATACTTCACGCTCAGGCTTCTGCAATTTGTCCGCAGCCATCTTGCGTTTAGCTTGATAACCACCGCCCCAGCTACCCTGCCGCTTTTCCAGTTCATCAAACGCTTCGTCTTCTGCATCTTTCATATCAGTAATCCCCATATAACAGCGACAACAGTAACGACAAGCACCAATATAAAAAATATCCCAATAGCGGTCTTCACCATGTCAACAAAGAAATCACCGCCAGCGTCAGTATCGTCATCTTGCATGGTCAGTCTCCTTTTAGTTCGCCTAAACGGTCACTCAATCGACTAATACGAGCATCGTGATACATCACCATATGCGAGGCATAGTCCAATGCTGTCTCTGCCTCTAGCTTTGAGCGTTGAGCCTCTATCAGTTCACGCGCTGCCAGTTCCAATGGAGTTAGTGGAGTGAGTAATTGCTTGATAAATTGTTTCATTTGCAATGCTCCGTTAAGAGTGCTGCCACAGTTCCGCACTTAGGTTCATAGCTTGTATAGCCCATGTAAATCCCTACTGCAAGGATTACAGACACAAGGCCAACCAGGGCAAAAAAGTCTAGGATATATTTCATGTTTCATCCTTCACAAACACACCATTGGAAAGCAATGTGCCTTTGCGGTCTTTGATTTCATCGTAAGCCCATTCCATGCAGTCAACTAGGTTGATGTCCTGCAAGGCACAGTAAATAATGAGACAAACCATCACATCACCTACGCCATCAGTAATCTTCCCAGGCTGCTTCTTGATAGTGGCATCTGCAAGCTCACCAAGCTCACTTACAGCCTTCAAAAGCTGAGTCTGAGGGGTGCTGTTAGGAATGATTTTCCTAGCCTCTGCCCAACGGATAATTTCAAGTTCAAGATATTGATAAGTCATAAAGTATCCTAAAAGGAGGGGTACTCGCTGCACTGACTGACCGCCGTTCCGCAATCCCTTGTATCAGCATCCGCTTTCCCCCGTAAATCAAAATGGAATATCGTCGTCCATGTCCTTGGGAAAACCATCATCCTTTGGAAAGCCATCTTTGGCCTTTGGAGTGTTTAGGTATGCCCAACCATTCCAGCCGCCTTCAATCACAGGAATGGAGTCCAGCTTCAACTGCTTACCATTCTTTGTCTCAATGATTGAGCCAATTTTTTGGTAGTTGTTTTTCTCAATACCATCCTTGGTGTACTTACCGTTTACCACTGTCACATCGTATAGTTTTGCCATTTTTAACCCTTTGAAAGTTCAGATTGTTTTTTGATTGCGCTACGGGTCTTGCTGTCAAGCATTCCCCAAAGTGCTACTTTTTCCTCAGCATCAACGATGCCTTGGTATTCACCAAGAGCGCCGACAACATCATCTGCTGCCATGCGGTCATTGATTGCTTGCGCCACCACAGCAAGCGTATTTGTTCGCCCTGGTGACACCAATTCAGTCTTAGCTGCTGCAATGCGAGGCGCACGGGATGCTGCATTGCCATCATCGTCTTCAGGAGCTATCCCACACGCTGCCATGAGGCTGTAGCGCCGTGCATAGGTCAATGCGCTGCCATACCCCTGCGGGTCTTGTTTACCCGCTGGAACGTGCAATTTGCCGCACTCCAATGTCTCGCCAGACTCATGGATAAAAACAGTCTCCACAGTCACGCCTGTGCTGTCCTCAGAGGTGCGTTGCACCAATGCAATCCCTGCGTTATTAAGGCTGTCAATGACTGCTTCAATGCAGCCTGACAAGTCCACATACTTGCTGCGAAAGTGTGGGTTGGTCGATGTCTTTAGTGCAGGGCCAAAAGCCTTCTGTGCTTTGACCAATGCTGTTGCTATTTCTTTCATTTTTCTTCCTTGTAAATTTGGTTCAATTGCTCTTTGTGCCATTCGATACGTTCATCTTGGATTTCTATCCAGCGGCAAAGCTGCTTCACATAGATTTCCAAATAGAGGGTAGGGTTACCGCTGCTTTTGCAATATTCAATGATTTCTTTGGCGTTGAATGATGTGGTCATTGTTTACGCTCCCACAAGATTTCCTGCTGGAGCTTCTTTAGTTCGTCAGAGTTGTACTGAGCCTCATGGCACAAGCCACGGATGTGGGCTTGCAGAACTCCAACTTGGTAGGCCAGCCTGTCTGCTGGGTCTTTTGCACCGTAGCGTTGTGCCGCTTCTTCTGCGTCCGCAATAATGCGGTCAGCTTCGTTATTCGCAGTCATCTTCAAGCCTTTCGGAAATTTTGTTAGTGATGTGTTCACGGGTTGAGTCGCTAAGGTAGTCAATCCACTCAAGTCCTGCATGGCAGACAGAAAAGACCACCAAGGTGTTCATCTCTGTATCCCATTCGTATTCGACAGATAGCTCAGTTGGTTGCCCGTTGCCCAAACTATCCCAAGGGATGTAGCGGATTGTGGTGTGTACAGTCATTTGTCTGCTCCTTCGTACTCATCCAACTCGTTGTTCAGGATGTCTTCCTGGTCTTCAGGGTATAGGTCACCGAATGGAATGAAATGGTTCTCTTGGCAGCAGTGATATTTGCTTCCTTGCGGCTCATAGCAATAGCAGCAAAACGTAGTGCTTTCCAACTCTTTCCTGACTAGCTCTCTGAATGAAACGTGTGTCATAAAAAACCTTTCTGGTCAATAAATCCGCTTGCGGAGTGCTTGCGGTGACGACATCTTATCGCAGCTTTCCAGCCTTTTTTGAACTATTTACTAGGGGTTTTCCCTAGTTTTTTTATCCCAAAACCATGTTAGGCTCAGAGGATGACTATGGATGAACTTGAACTACAGAGTGCAGAAATCTTGCTATGCCAAGCTATCGAATTGGCGGCTGAGTACAACATTGAAGATGACCTGGACGCTGCCACAATTGCCCTGTTGACCAGAGCACTTGAGCTTGCGAAAGAATCGGTGTAGAATTTTGCGAAACCCGGCTAGATGCGAAGTCATGAGCGTATCGAAAAGCGAGCCTCCCCGCCTGCCGAAGTTTCCTTGTTAGTGGAGGCCAGTTGGAGATGCTTATGCACTATTTCCAGTTCCACATTGGGGACTACAAAAGCCACACCCATCACTTAACAGTGATTGAAGACATTGCCTACAGGCGGCTTTTAGACCATTACTACCTACACGAAGCGCCCATCAAACAGCGGGACATTGCCCGTCAGATTGGGATGCGCGACCATGAGCAGGAAGTCCTGAGCGTACTCAATGAGTTTTTTGTAAGCACAGAAAATGGCTTCATCAATGACCGCGCCGATAGAGCAATAGCCGAATATCACGGTAAAAAAGAACAAGCGTCGAAGGCTGGTAAAGCGTCCGCTGAACGCAGGAGCAACGCCCGTTCAACGGACGTTCAACCAACCATAAACCAAGAACCATTAACCACTAACCATAAACCAAAGAATACAAAGACAGTCGCCCCGCCATTCGGCGTGACGGATAGTGTTTGGCAAGATTGGTTGAAATTGAGGAAAGAAAAGAAAGCAGCAGTCACGCAGACCGCATTGGATGGAATAGAACGCGAAGCCAAGAAAGCAGGGGTCAGTCTGCAAACAGCATTGGAAACCTGTTGTGCAAGAGGCTGGACAGGATTTAAGGCCACATGGATGGAGGAAAAAATGACTCCAGCACAGAAGGCGCAAAACAATATGCACCAGTTGACTCGCGGCCTATCAGCACCAAAGCCATTTTGGGCTAAACCAGTGGAGGTGGACAATGACCGACTTTTGCAGTCCTGATTCAGGCTTTGATTACGTTTTTGCCCGACTGAACGCAATCTATGGCGCGACATTTCTCCGACATTGGGACGGAATAGACCCTGAGATGATTCGGCAGGAATGGATAAATCAGCTTGGCATCTATCTGACCTACCGACCACGCATGGACTATGCCATCAATTGTTGCGACCCTAATTTCCCGCCCAGTGCGTTGAAGTTTAAGGAATTGTGCGGCAATGGCCCATCAATCCCTCACCCGACAGCCATTGAAAACAAGCCAGCAACCAAGCCGATGCCGCCAGAGATACGGGAGCAATTGGCTGCACTCAGAAAGAAAATGACAACATGAGCGACCCATTCAAAATCACAGAACCAACCGTTATTTCATTTTCCGGTGGGCGAACAAGCGCTTATATGCTGTGGCGCGTACTGCAAAGCAATGGCGGGTTGCCACCAGAAGCTGTTGTCTGTTTTGCCAATACTGGCAAAGAGGATGAAGTGACACTACGGTTTGTCCAGGATTGCAGCGACCAATGGAATGTGCCAATCACTTGGCTGGAGTTTAGGAAAGATGGATACGCTGTGGTGGATTACAAAACTGCCAGCAGGAATGGGGAGCCTTTTGAGGAACTGATAGAAAAAAAGAGCTATCTGCCAAATACGTTTGCCAGGTTTTGCACTTCAGAGCTAAAAATTGTCCCAATGAAAAAATACCTCAAGTCTTTGGGACATGAGGACATTGTGACTTTTGTAGGTATACGCGCAGATGAACCTAGGCGCGTTGCCAAGATGAAAACCAATGAGGACATCAAGGAAACTCCATTGGCAACAGCAAACGTGACCGTTATAGAAGTTTTATCTTTTTGGGATAAGCAGCCATTTAACCTACAAACCATCACAGTCAACGGGAATTCACTGTTAAGCAATTGTGATTTATGTTTTCTCAAGAAAGCAGACCATTTGCTAGGTCTTATCCAAGACAAGCCAGAACGCGCTGTCTGGTGGGCAAATATGGAAAATAAACTAGGCGCAAGATTTAATCAGGCGCACCCAAGTTATGTAGATATGTTGACCTACAACGAAAAACAACGCGATATGTTCGACCCTAACGAAGAAAGCATTTCTTGCTTTTGTGGGGATTGACCATGTTTGACGCTGAAGAAATCCGAAACAGAGTGTTTGCCGACATGGTACGACTGTGCAAACTTGCCGCCTGGAAAGAATGGGCATGGACTGAAGTAAAGCGAATGGATGAAGATGATTTATTCAGGGGAATCAAAGCCCATGTTTTAGGGGAAATGAAAAAATGAGACGCGCAGCAAGGGTTGATTCTAATCAGGCCGATATTTGTGCCGCACTGCGAACCGCAGGGGCGACCGTATGGATAATTGGTTTACCTGTTGACCTACTTGTCGGATACAAAAACCACACATTCTTGGTCGAAGTGAAAACCACCAGTAAGAAGCGTTTAACGACCCTGCAAGCCGATTTTTTTCAACATTGGACAGGCGGCACACTGTGTAGGGTTGACAGCCCCCAAGCGGCCCTAGACATGATTCGGACAGCAGAATGAGAACAATGCGGAGCGCAAGTGCGGCCCATGTTGATTTTGGCGAGTTTGCGGGAATGGTCGAATCAAACCCAAAACTGCTGCCATGCGACATAGATATGATTATCGAGCGCAAGGGTAAGTTTTTTGTTGGCGAATGGAAGCGCCAGGGCGAGAACCTAAGCCAAGGGCAAGAGATACTATTGAAAACACTTGCTAAACAATCACAATTTACAGTTTGCGTGATAATTGGAAACACTGATAATGAGACTATTGTTAACTCAGTATTATGTATAAGTAAATCAGGCGAGTATAAGAAAATAGGCGCATCATTTGATGATTTAAAAGTGTTTATAAACCAATGGTACGAATGGGCAGACAATGGTTAGACCAACAGAACCCAGCGCGACTAATTTTCTCCGCAAACTTAAAACAGAAGAGAAAATGATTTTGCTAGCGGCTGGCAATGGATGTACGACAAGGGGTTTCAATAATTGCCTGGATGCCATGCAGGTACTGTGGAACCTGGGCTATCGCCCAGACGCTGATTTGACCGAATGGCTGGCAATGGTACAGGCAGACGAAAAAAACGGCGCATAGGACGTTCTGATGCGTTTGGTGGGCATTAAAAAAGGCCCCGAAGGGCCTGATTGATGTTGATGGGTTACTTTTTGAGTAGTCGCAGCAATGTTGCGAGAATGGCATATATCATTCTTCGCCCTCTTCGCCAGATAGTGCGATATAGATACCAGCGATTAACTCTAATCCTTGCTCACGGGTTAATATAGCCCTCGCATGGCCGCCGTGTACGTTTATATTTAACCATAGGGCATTGTCGAATCTATCAGTAGAAACGGTACATTCATTCGCGCATTCTATGCGGGTTTCATAGTCGAATGATTCGGTTTTCATGGTTTCATATTCCAAAAGTAGATTATAAACGGTGCGCCAATAGTTGCTGAGATAATCAGGCACTGAGAAAATTGTAATAGGGTTTTCATAATTGATTTACCAGTGTGTGTGCGTATTCGGTAGCAGATACGCATTTATTGAAAATACGCTGCGATATCACAGCATCGGCTTCGGTATCTATAAACATTACCCTGTACGTACCTATAGGTGTGCCTGATACTTTTACGTACAGCTCAGGGTAATTGGCGCATGGGCGAGCCCATATCATGGTATCGGTTTTCATGGTTTCCCCTTAAATAGACATTAAACGGATTACTTTAGCCATTTTTACGCCATGAGCTGGATAGCAGATTAATTCAATATCTTTATTCCAGCATGCGCGACATCCGGAACACTTGCCTTCATGTTCATAGGCGCGACATAACGAAGCCCCAGGCGCATCCGTATAGGTGGCAGCATCTGGCCCGATAACGCTACCATGAAGCCCTGGCGTATAGCTACCGTCTACAGAATCGGCAGAGAAACGTACGGAGACATTGTCCAGCTCGCGCATAGCATCGAATACCATGCGGAATTTTGGGAATTTATGCATGCGCGTGGGCAACCAGTGTTTGCACCAAGGCGTACGCTGCATAACGTCTAGGATTTTCTCTGCCAGGGCTAGGTTATAAACGTCACCCGAATCGAACCAGCGAAAATAGCGGTCTCTCTCTAACTCTGTCACCATTTCATCGGCCCATTCCTGGCGCTGCCAATCCTCACGATTCGCTAGTCTAGGCGCGCGGACATTAGGGTAATTGTAGTTGCCTGTGGTTGCATAGCATCCCCTGCATGCAGGAACCAGTACACCAGGGCTTTCTATGCTGCCAGGGCAAGTATCTATAGCCTGCAACGACCACGACCGGATGCCGTCTAGTTTTGATGTAACGCTAATTTTTAACATGGTATCTCCTAAAAACCCCGAAGGGCATAACGGCTGCGGTAGTGCAAGCCCCTAAACCCTGGCACGCAGGGCTTAGAGAATACGCTAACTAATCCATTCGGCGTGTGATACCAGCCCGTATGCCATGCCAAATGCCAGAATGTCATTCTGCGAACGTGTGGTGCGTGCGCTGCGATACAGTGCGGAGACGGCGCGAGCTGCGGTATCAACCATGCCCGCATTGATGTAGCGCACTGCATTGATTAATTCGCGGGTTTCTGATTGTGTAGCCATGATTTTCCTTTAGTCTAAAAACCCTTTCGGGCGGTACATGCATCGGTGTGCATGCATAGAATTCTACAGGCTTTTTTGATGTCAGATACTAGGGCAAACCCTAATAAAACCCTAATGGGTTTATATACAGTTAATTAATAACCTAATAATAGTTGGCTATCAATAGTGGCAGAGTGATAGTTGAAGGCTATCGATAGGGAAACTCAATCGAATCCTGGCGTCTGATAGTGTTTGTCAATGTAGTGCCAGATGGAGCCAGTGCATGGAGCCAGATAGGGCCAGTTAGGTATGGCGATAAAGGTGCACCCCTAATTCATCCATTGTGATTTAGTCCCATCCCATCTTAAATCCAGGCTTGTGATTTAGTGTGACCATGCAACAATGCTTGCCTTTAGTTAGTACAGCGTACGAACAATGCACTTAGTTAGTGCAATGCCCGAACAATGCCTGGGTGTGAGTGAGTGATAGGGGGGGGAGGGGTACGGTGTGAGTGTGAGAAATTGATGGAGCCTCCTCCTCACCGAAAAAGCTAAATCTGCTTTTACACAAACTCACGCTTGCTCTGAGAAGAAAGAAGTCAATCTTGATTACTGATATGCAAGCGAACTATGGCATCCACGGGGGGGGAATCTCATTAGAGATGCAGCACCTTGTTTATCTAAGCTGACCTTGTTAGGCTCTACCTGTTGCACCCGTTCGCTCTTAGCTACTAGAATTGCTGATAGACTCGCTACGTTTATCTGGGTTGGTAAGCTGCCTGCCTTCCCAAGGGCTGGATGATGGCCCCGATTCATTATGGCACATGTCTCCGAAAGGGTAAAGATGAGAAAGATGACTCTAGAGAGGTTCGCTAAGAATCCTCCTGCGGTGCTGCCTAAGACAGAATCACAGCGCATTAAAGAGCTAAAGGACATGATGATTAGTGCGTCTGGCAAGGATGTTGTTAGCAAGGTCATTGAGATTGCTCTTAACGATGAACATCCTGGTCAGGTCACTGCTCTCAAGATGTGTATGGATAGGGCGCTGCCTGTGTCTATGTTTGAGAAAGACAAGGGCGCTAGGTCTGCTGTGACTATCAACATCACTGGCATTGGTGACGCTCCTATTGTCAACCGTGTTGGTGAGGAAGTTATCGATGTCTGACCTTAACTTTAGTCTGTTACCTTGGCAGCGCGAGGTCTTTACTGACAAGTCACGGTTTAAGGTTGTTGCTGCTGGCAGGCGGTGTGGGAAGTCTCGCTTGGCAGCTACTGCACTCATCATTGAGGCTCTACAATGTCCTGCGGGTTCAGCAGTCCTGTATGTGGCTCCAACGCAGGGACAGGCTCGTCAGATTATCTGGGATGTGTTGATGGAGATTGGCAGGGAAGTCATTGCTAACTCCCATGTGAACAACATGGACATCACCATGATAAACGGAGCCAAGATTTACGTCCGTGGCGCTGATAGACCCGATACGCTGCGTGGCGTGAGCTTGACTTACGCTGTGCTTGACGAGGTTGCGGACATCAAGCCCGAAGCCTGGGAGCAAGTTATCCGTGCTTCTCTGTCTGACAAGAAGGGTCGCGCTATCTTCATTGGCACTCCCAAGGGACGCAACTGGTTCTATGACCTGTTCAAGCTGGGCCAGAAAGAAGAGGATAATGATTGGAAGTCTTGGCACTTCACCACCAAAGACAATCCGCTGATTGACCCTGATGAGATTGAGTCTGCCAAGAAAACGCTGAGTACCTTTGCTTTCAAGCAGGAGTACCTAGCTTCCTTTGATAACGCTGGTAGCGATACCTTTAGAGATGAATGGATAAAGTATGGCATTGAACCTGAACACGGTAGTTACTTCATTGCAATCGACTTGGCTGGCTTTGAAGAAGTGGCTAAACAAGCTGCTAACGCGAAAAAACGACTAGATGAGACTGCAATTTGCATCGTAAAGGTCACAGAAGACGGAAAATGGTTCGTCAAGGAGATTGAGCATGGGCGGTGGGACATCCGTGAGACTGCTGCCAAAATCGTGATGAAGATGCGGGATTACCGCCCAATTAGTGTTGGAATTGAGCGAGGAGCGCTAAAAAACGCTGTTTTGCCGTATCTGTCGGATTTGATGCGGAAAAATAATGTATATTCCCACATAGTTGACCTGACCCACGGCAATCGGAAAAAGACGGACAGAATTATCTGGAGTCTCCAAGGACGTTTTGAACATGGGCGCATCATCCTGAATAAGGAAAAGGATTGGGATGTCTTCATCGACCAACTCTTGATGTTCCCAGCGCAAGGCGTACATGATGACTTGCCAGATAGTCTTGCATACATTGACCAACTAGCCGTAACATCCTACTATGAGCAGGATGAAGACGATGAAGAGTGGCAACCGATGGACATTGTGAGTGGCATTTAGAACAGGATAGGAAATGACAGCCGAGCCTTCTAAAACTTGTAAAAGCTGCGCTGAGGCAAAGCCGCTTTCGCTTTTTCATAAGCACAAGTTTATGGCAGACGGTCGTTTAAATTGGTGCAAAGTTTGTCATCAAAAAAAATGCGATGCTTATCGTATAGCAAATCCTGATTCTAGAAAAAAAGAGAGAGATAGTCTGCGCGAAAAGTATGGGCGCATGACAATGCAACAATACATTGAAAAAAGACAATTAAATGCAAAAGGTGCAAAGATTTCAAAATGTATATATTCTCAAAAAAGAAGGCTAAAAACAGACCATGCAAAGCTGTCTGATTTTGATATTTTTGTAATTGAAGAAGCATATCGCCTTGCCAAAATGCGAAAAGCAATTACAAATTTTGATTGGCATGTTGACCACATTGTTCCTTTGCATCACAAGGGAGCCTGTGGATTGCATAACGCTTACAATCTTCAAGTAGTGCCAGCTAAATGGAATTTAGCTAAAAGACATAGCAATATGGATAGCTACTTTGTTATTTCGGGAATATAGATGGCAAAACTTGACCAAAACGATTTCGATAAGCCGACTCCAGAAGACAAGGAGTTAGTCGCTTTTGTCACCGACCACTGTGACCGCTGGCGCGACTATCGTAATACCAACTTCCTTGATGACTACCTAGAGTACGAGCGTATCTTCCGTGGCGAATGGGCCGCTGAAGACAAGACCCGTGAGTCTGAGCGTAGCCGCATCGTAACTCCTGCTACCCAGCAGGCAGTTGAGACACGCCATGCAGAAATCATGGAAGCCATCTTTGGTCAAGGCGAGTTCTTCGACATTGAGGATGACATCAAGGATGTGAACGGTACTCCAATTGATGTTGCTGCGCTCAAGGCGCAGATGATGGAAGACTTTAAGAAGGACAAAATTAGGAAATCTATCGACCAGATAGAACTGATGGCTGAAATCTATGGCACTGGCATTGGCGAA